TCAATGACACCTGAGATAACTGTTCCAAAAACTCAACAACTTCTTTGTTGCTGTATTCATTCGCTTTGTACATTTCTTTCTTATCAAAAATAGTATCAACACAACCAGCAACAAACTCCATTATTAAATTTGGATCTTCACTTTTTTGAGCATCTGATAGTTTAACCATATCGTCATAAGATGGATACTTCATTAAAACACCAATGCTTTCAGACAGTTGTATTCTGTTTGTAAATTGAGGATTAAATTTTACCTCAATTTCATCCAAGTTTATTTGTAGTTTAACATTTTCTTTGCATCCCTCATCACAAGCAATAGACACTTCTACACTTTCACCTACAGATTTTGCTCTAAGTTTTAAAAACAAATATTCTATATCAAAAGGGGCAAGTTTTTCTACATCAACTTGTTCAAATGTGCAATTTCTAATTGCTTCCTTCATTGCCCTAACTTGTTCTTTTTCATTTTTAGTTTCATTTGCCAGTAGAAGAATTTTTTCTTCTTTCACCAAAAATGGTCTATATTCAATTTTTTGTCCTGTAGAGGGTATTGTTATTTCATATTTTGGTGTAGCAACAATAGGTAAAGCCATTTTAAAATCTCCTTGTCAAATCGACTATTTTATTTATATGCCTCTAAACAAAGCAGTAGTATTGATTCCACTAGTTATCAAATTGTTTAAGAAAAGATCCGGTTCGCCAGCATAAGGGGGCAAGCCAGAGGGATCTTTTCTATTTGGTTTAATATAGTGATCATAATTTGGTCTACCAGCGTCAATTTTTGCTCCAATAGGAGGCTTTGCTAGCCAAGAACTTCTCATGGTTTCTGCTTCTTGAACTGATATATCTCTTATACCACGCAATTGATCGTCTGCGACTCTTGCAGTATTTGTAATAGTATCCTCGAAACCCATTATGCTTGCGTATAAGAAATATTTTAAATCATCGTCCCAACTGTAGTGAGGTACTAGTTCTCGGTATCCAAATGATACACTAGAAACCATTAATGCGTTCGTAGATGCATTTTGTAACTGATTTACACCAACACTTCTTGGGTATACTTCAGTCATTTTTATTCCATATAATCTATTATTAGCCAACATTTCCAAAACATAATTGTAGTTGTAAACATTGTTTGGTAATGGAACTACTGTTATAGAGCAGTTTTTTGCATAATCATCATAATAAGCAACATATCTAGAAACAGGATCCACAATTGATCTTTGCCAAGATCTAAAAACATTGTATTCATATAAATCAGTTCCACAATTAAACTGAAATGAAGCGTTGTTGTCGCCAAAGTTTTGATTTTGTGGTATTGCTCGTTTTGGGCCGACAACCTGAAAGTCTGATGTTGTAAACGAAGCATCAGGTATAGAAACCTGTAAACAATTCATTGATAATCTTTTATTGTCTATACCTATTCCAGTTATTGATCTATCGTAAACAGGTCTTGGTTTTTCTAAAATGCTAGGAACACCCTCAAATATCAAACAGTAACGATTTGAACGCATGTAGCCGGTCATGCGAGCAAAATTTATTTGATCTTCTATAAATGAGGATCCCGTTTGTCGTGATCTAGAAGTCGTTGAAAGAGAATTCCCTAAGGATGCTGTAAAGGCACTAAGATTAAAATTATTATTCATGGCTTATTTTCCCTTACTGTTTGGCAGACCATTTAAAGACATCTTCTCGCGTTGCTCCCACAAATCTATCTATAGGTAAAAAAGGCACTATTTTCCAGTCTGAGGGCACAACATATTTAACAGTTCCTACTATTTGCTCGTAATTGTATCTTTTAATGCTTGCTCGCATAAATTTTGTCATCATACTGGTTGAAGATTTTAGTTTATCATAAGTCATCTTCATAAACGCGCCTGGAGTTTTATACCAATCCTCTATATTAGTGTAATCAAGAAGATAATTTAAAAAAACTGCCCTGTTGTAATGTCTTAAATAGTGCAAATTCAAGCCTAGAACATAACCTTTATTCCATTCCAATCCAACTATAAGAGGAAAAGAATCATAAAAAGAAAGATCTGTTTTACCTTTAGGATTGTATCCAAAAAAATACATGCTTCCAGAAGTCATTTGTCTAGGGGATATAACCTGTTTAAATAAGGGTTCTCTGTAAACAGTACCAACTTCAGATAAAGCATCTCTAAACCAATGAGTTGCTTCTCTAGTAGCCATGTCTAGATTTTCAAATCTAAATCTTCTAACAACAGCGTCTATTTCTTCTTTACTCAACTGTTTAACTTTCTTTATTTCCAAATATTTCTTGTTCTGTGAGTATTTTAAACTCCCACCCTCTATCTAAACAATATTGTTTGGCGGCTTCCCACTTTGCATTATTAATAATCCAATCTCGCATTTTTCCCATATTTGTTCTGCTCATTTTTTTGTTTTCTTGAATTATTGGTTTTTCAGTCATTCTTTTTGGTTTAATTTCTATTAATATACACTTTTCTTTATTTTTATCATCTCTAGTTTTAACCCAAAAATCTACAAAGTAACGATGAATTTTTTGATCTATAGGAGAGCGATAAGGAACTATTACCTCCTCAGAAGACCAAAAAACAACAGATTCATTAAGATCACAATACAACATAAATCGCCTCTCCCATAGTGATCTATAAATGCATTTTGTAGGATCCCCTTTGTATTTTTGAGGATTTTGAGGCTTATAAAACCCCTTATATGTTTTAAAGGTTGCTATTTTAAAGTCCTCCTACCTTATTATTTATGTTATTTTTTTTATAATAAATACCTTATGACATTGAAAGCCAAGAATAACGAAAGGTTCAAATATGTTGATCGGAGCCAAGTCCAATGAGTATTGATGACTGGAATATACAGTTTAGAGATGCTAATACAGATAACCTGTATAAACAGGTGGAAGATACCGATCCTGATCATTTTTACAAGAACGGTCAAGATTTTGATATAAAATTGGACGATTATGATCTATTGACAGAAAATCAAGACATTTTTTATAATGAAGCAACAAACACATGGACTGTAGTTCCATCTCCCAATAGAGCAAAATCAAACGAAATATTAAGACAGTTAGCGCACGAAAAACAAAAGAAAATAGAAACAGACGCAGTTGATCAAGCAAAACAATTACAACAGCAAGATTCTGTTTTTTTTAATGACAAAACCATAAGCACATCTGGAGACGATAAAGAAATAATATACTCTTATCCATATGATCTTGGATTAACACCCGAATTAAGAAATTGGATATCTTTTGAAATATTTGTTTCTGGTGGTAATAATCTTAAAACAAATACAGATTCTAAATCAGATGCAAATCCTAGAATTTTTGGTGTTGATATAAAAAACCTATCACAAATTCCAGGAGTTAATCCAGAAAAAGTAGCAAATATAATAAACAGTCCAGCAGGAACAGCCGCAACTTTAGGAACACTGGGTGTCGGAACAGGTTCATTAGCAGTTAGTGGAATAGGTTCACAAGTTGCTAAAGATCTTTGGAACAACTTTAGTTACGAGGGAAGCGATAAAACAAGTGCTGGAGAATTTGGATTTGTTCAACAAACTACAGGTATGACAACTGCTAATGTTAGAGTTCCCAGAACAATATGTCTTTACATGCCAAGTAATTTAAAAACCTCTTACGGCGTTGAATATAGCGAAGAGGACTTTACGAAACTTGGAGTTTTAACTAGTGCAATGAAAATAACAGCACAAACTTTAGCAAACATTTTAAAGGGTCGTGGTTCAAACGACGAAAATCTTGCCGCTGAAATAAGAGCAACAATGCAATATCTTGGTACGGAAGCATTGAAATCTAGTGGTGATTATTTTTCACAAATGATGGAAAACATATCAAAGGGTCTTGGTGGTGATTATAACTTGGCTAATTATTATAGAGCAGTTCAAAGAAGGGTTACAAATCCCTTTATAATCAATATGTACAAATCTACCAAAAGAAGAACATTCGAATTTTCTTTTAAATTTTTACCAAGAAGTCCCAAAGAAGTTGAATCTGTATATCAGATAATAAATCTTTTTAAGAGATATTCTCTGCCCAAAAGAATAGGTGGATTAAATGGAAAATTTGTTGAATTTCCTGCTGAATTCCGAATTAGATTTAATCACGATGGTTTAGAGAATCTTTATTTACCTAGAATAGGTCGTTGTGCACTAACTGATATAAATGTTGTTTATGGTGATGAAGTATTTTCTACATTTGCTCCAACAATAGCACAAACTGAACGGGGTGAAAAGGTTGGTGGAGCACCTCCAACAAAAATAGAAATGACTTTATCGTTTAATGAACTAGAAATTCTAACAGCAGATAGAATAGAACAAGGATTCTAAAATGAGTTATTTTTCCTTTTTTCCTGTTACCTCTGTTGTTTTAGACGGAGAAAAATTAGAGATTAAACAAGTAAAAAATATACTTGTTAGAGCAAAATTTTCTAACTATTTAAAAGAAAAAGAAGGGTTATATTCTCCTTATAGAATAAAAGAAAACGACAGACCAGATACATTAGCCCATAGGTTTTATGGCAAATCAGATTTGCATTGGTTGATATTATTATTCAATGAAATAATAGATCCGTATTTCGATTGGCCTCTAAACGATAGAGCACTTAATAATTACATACAACAAAAATATTCTGGAACTGCTGTTTATGTTGAAGATTTATTTTACTATGCTTCTGGAAATAAAAAAACTCAAGAAATATCAAAAACTGAACCTATAATAAATGGTAACACTCAAGCACAAATAACAACACAAACTGGTGTTGAACCACTTTTAATAACATCGTATGATCCTACTTTAAGTAAAATGGTTGTTTACGGAAAAGTTGGTAGTTACGGAGTTCCAAACTCTAGTTTTAATAAAATGATAATCACGAATTCAAACGGAATACAGATAGAAGCGAAAATTAGATACATTGAAAAAAACGAAACTGCAATACATCATTTCGAAACAACAGGAGAGTGGTTAAACCCAAGAGGAATTCCATTTGAAGATATCGTAGAATCAAGAATAAGAATTTATACATCAGGATCAGAAAGATCACTAAATTTGTTGGGAGAAATAAACAATACTGATTACGAAATAAGGCTTAATGAAAAGAAAAGAGTGATAAATCTGATAAAGCCAGAATATGTTAATCTTGTTTTAGAACAATTTTCAAATTTGATGAAGCCAAGAAGAAAAACACAATTATAATTTATGATTTTAAATTCATCATTAGATCCTAAACCCATAGAGGGAGCACCATTAAACAAGATAGCCAATCTTGGCGATATTGTTATAAAAGATGTAATTTTAAC